GTGAAAATAAAAAAAGGCCTCATAAAAATGAGACCTTTGATGTGGGCGTTGACGGGTTCGAACCGCCGACCCTCTGCTTGTAAGGCAGGTCCATCTTTTTCTAGATCAGGCTTGCAATCGCACTTTCAGAGACTTGAGCTTTTGAGTTATAAAATAGTTCTAATTCACCTTCTTTTTTGGTTGCTTTTTCAAGTTCTCCAGCTCATTATTCAGAAGAGCATTTTCTTGTTCCAGCGCACTACATTTGCTTGATAGTCCTCTTACTTGATTTTGAAGAGAAGCAATTAGTTTATCCTTATTGATAATGTCATTCATAACTTATATTTTAACAGAAAACAATGAAAAAATATCAATTCCAAAAACTATTAGAAAACATCAAAAGAGGAAGACGTCCAGCTTTAATTGGAAGGAGTCTGTCCTTTAAGCAGTACAAAAAACTATCATGTCACATAAATGACAAAACTTATATAGCATTACTTCTATCAAGAGTATCCAAGTAATTACTATCTAAAGCAAGTTTATATTCCACATAAGGTTGTTCCTTTCCAATATAGACATCAGCATCTCCATCCTGTGAATAATGAACATCTATCACCTCAGCTATAATAGCGCCTTTTTCGTCATCAAATACTATTTTTTCGCCTATTCTCGGAATTACACTAAAATGAAAAACACTCAAACCCGACACTCGAAACGTTTTAGTAGCAGTATCAAATCTCATTATACAAATATCTCGATTCTCCATATTTTATTTTTTATAGTAAATTACATAGTCGTCATTTTATCTCCGCTGATTATTGCAGAACATGAAGCACTTCTATCTTATTTCAACTGCAAGACCGGAGGCAGACCAAGTCCCATTTTTAGAATTATATGATGTTTGAAAGTTTATCAATCCATTTGCACCCATTGCCTTGGCCTCAGATACAATTTTATCCATCATTCTTTTTCCCGTAGGAGCATACTTATTTGAAACACCTTTATAGCCTTTATAGGGAACGATCTTTTCAAGATTATCACCACTTTCACCCTTAGGTAATTCACCAGAAGAAAATACAACCTCAATATTAGATATTGGCTGGTAATTAAAGCCTGTTACAGTAGGACTAATTATAAAGCCCTCTCTAATGTATTCCCTGTAGTCAACCACATACACAGATTCCTTATACATTATCTTATTACAGCTGGCTAATATTACAATTGCAAAAAATGCTAGAACAAGTTTTTTCATATCATTTTAAATTTTATAATTAATATCACAACCGTTGAAATGAGAGAATTTAATAATCATCTCCGTTTTTAAACTTTTGCAATAAAAGGAACTCTTCTTGAGTTATCTTTTTATCATTCAATAGCCTCTTATATCTAGCTACGTCTTTTTTTATTTGTAACAAATGAACTTCTTCATCACTTATATTAAGTTTTTGCTTTTTCTTTTCAATTGCTCGGTTTTTTTTATACAACTCATAGGATAACTTAAATAACTTTTCTAAGTCTGCCATTAAAGGTTTGCATTGATAAAAATCCGTTATCTCAACCCTTTGTATCTCGGTAGGAAAAGAATAATTAGCAAATCTTATCTCTGTTTTAGTTTTGACTTTACTAATATCATAGTCACAAAGGGCAAATGTTTCTTTCCCATACTCTAGTTTAAGGCTATCCATAATACTATTAACAAACATCTGTCGATCTTCTAAGACTGCTTTCCTCGATAATGTAAAAGCTTTATAAAACACGCTGAGAAGATTTTCAATACCTAAATCCATCTTCCCATTGTAAGCAAGTAGAAATTGAGCATTAGAGAAGCCTGATACATCGGTCTTTTCATGAATCCCTAACAACATATCAATACGTCCCATCATTATGCAAGAATGAATAAGAGCATGCTCTGTATAGCTTTGAAATGACTTGTTTTTATGTACATTACGTAATCTTATGATTTGGTTAAATGCTTTTTCGAAATTATCAGTAAGCAAATGACGTTCAAGACCATAATAATAAAGAAAAACATATCCTATATCAATAGGCTGTTCAACGTTACGAAGCCAATTTAAATATTTAAATCTCTGCCCTGGGGTCAATTCTATATAATGAGGCCAATATGGTAAAGGAGAAACATCGTACTCTTCAACTATTGGAAGATGAATGTATATGGTACTGGGGTCAACAGCCGTCCTCTCATTAGAATCACATCTAATCCGTCCATTTTCATCAATATGCAATGAGAACATAACCCCTCCCCTATAGTTAGACGGAATATCATTATCATAAGAAATAAAGAGGAGATCTCTATTCTCTATTTCTTTAACTACAGATATAGAATTAGTATTGTCTTTCATTGTACTTATTTATAAGATTATATTTGACAAACAAAATACTATTTTTTCATCAAAACATTAATCAATCTTTCTTTTTCTTCCAATAATTTATCCCGGCCTTCTATCTCTGCCTTTAGATGACGAATTTCGATTAATGCATCTTCCAATTCATCTTGGCATTTTGCAACTTTTATATTTCCATTATTATCTCTCCCAACCACAACATTCGAATCGCCATTGAAAGTTTGGTTTACATCTAAAGAATCAAAAAGATAGCCTACTGGTATATTAAAAAACTTAGCAAGGTTTTCTATTGTACTTATCTTAGCATCAGATCCATTAAGAACATTATCCAATGTAGGCCTTGAAATAAAGCATTTATCAGCTATGGCTTGCTTACTAAGCCCACTCATCTCTATTAATTTTTTTAGCTTTGACACGTCCATCTCGAAAGTTTATTTCTTTTTATTGAAGGTTTATTTTCATTTTATTGCAATTTTATTTGCATATAAAGAAAATGTAGTTTACATTTGCACTATAAAGTTAACGAAAACGATTTGTAACCAACAAATATTTTGAATATAAAATCAATAAAATAGAATACTTACTCTAATTAATCAACAATTATGGAAGCGAATTATGAAGAAATTAAAAAGAATCTGCCAGTGGGATGGCAAAAGAAAATAGCCGATACAGTCGGGTGCTCTCCCATAACAGTGACAAACGTTTTGGGCCGACGAAGTGATAAAAACATAAAATCACGGTATGCCATCGACGTACTAAGCTGTGCAATTAAGATGGCAGAAGAACACAAGAAAGCCATTGATAAAATCTCTAATCAAGCAAAATCTCTATAACAATGGAATTGGCAAATACTACACTAACCAAAAGAGAAAACCAAATTGCAGGCTTGGCCGCATGCGGTTTAGCTAAAAAAGAGATGGCCGACAGACTGGGCACTGCCTACGGCACCATTAATGTGCTCTTGGATAAAGCATATAAAAAGACAGGAACAAGCAAACTGAATGAGCTTGGCTCTTGGTGGCTCAATAGAGCTTTTGCTCTAAACATAGACTTCGTACAATTGCAGAAAACAATCATTGCGATGTCACTATTAGCACTCATCGTTTTCCAGCTCACATTCGACATCAACGTAAACGCTCGCGCAATGCGGAGATCACGAATCAAGGAAAACGGAATTGAAGAGATATACGAATTCTAAATCATAAACCACAGGCAACATAGCATAGCGATGTGAATGCGTTTCGGATAGTTAACAAGCTCAAGACCCTTTATATACATAAAAAAAGAAACAGCCTAAGATTATGGATAGATACATTGAAAATATCATTGCAAGTAGCATCAAGATTGGAACAATTCAAACTTTGAAGTCACTTGGTTTACTCTCCGAAGTGATAACAATAACACAGGCAGAGAGAATATATGGAAAACGCCTAATAAAAGAATGGCGCGAAAAAAGCTGGATAAAACTTTATCCGGCAAGGAATAAGGAAAGGGGAAGATATTACGTAAAGAGGTCCGAAGTTGAAACGGCCAGTTCGATGATGGACATTTACAATAAATTACCTGATAACATCATTAGTCAAATTATAAAAAATGAATAACAAAGTCTCCTCATCCCCTACCCTAGCCAAGCTCCAGGAAGAAATGGGGCGAAGACTAAAAGAACAGGAAGATCAGAGAAACAGCTCTGTAAGGACTGAAATCAAATTCACTCCGGGAGGACCAAGGCCGACTACAGAAATAGACCTTGCTATAATGAAGGAATACAAAGAAGGCCGTTACTCCGGCGATTAATAACTATTTAAAACCAAAAGATTATGTCAAACGCTATTCAAGTCAAATTAGAAGATTTAAACTCTCTTCCGGCAACAAAGATTGTCGAGAATGAAAATGTAGAAAAGAAGTTCATCCAAATGTATAACGCAATTTGGGGCTCTCAGATGGGCGAACAAGTATATCACAAAGAAGTATTCAACTTCCAAAAGTTATTGCGTGAAAGCCCGGCTGTTGCAGAATGCAGCAAGATGTCTCTATACGGTTGCTTCCTTGACATGGCCGTAAATGGATTATCACTTGACAGTACAAGCCATCCTCATTGCTACTTAATTCCTCGAAACGTAAAGACCGGACACAAAGATGAAAGCGGCAGAGATGTATATGAAAAACGCGCATCTGTATCTGTAACAGGTTACGGCGAATTAATGATGCGCATGCGTGCCGGGCAAATACGATATGCAGACAATCCGGTAATTGTGTATGAAGGTGATATCTTTTCAATTAGCCTAGACAATGGGATTAAAAAGATCACTTACTCAGCCGCAATTCCACGTAAATCTAATAAAGTAATAGGTGCCTTTATTCGCATCGTTCGCTGTGATGGCTCTGAAGATTACCAATGGCTTCTTGAAGGCGACATCCAACGCCTAGCCAAATTCTCGGCCAAAAATAACTCCTATTACAAGAATGGCCAACGTGTGGAAGGTAAAGCCAATGACCTTTACTATTCACAAGACGGAGGTATTGACCCGGGGTTTCTTGAAAACAAAATGATTAAGCATGCCTTTGATGCCTATCCCAAGGTACGTACCGGACAATATACAATCATGCAAAGTCAAGAAGAGGACGCAGTTATTGACTACGGAATTGAGACCGGTGAAGAAACTGACGATTATTCAAAAACGCCATTTGGAGAAGACAAACAGCTAGAAGCCCAGGTTCCCGTTCAAGTGGAAGTCACCGAAGCAGACGAAGACGAAGGATTTTAATAACTATTTAAAACCAAAAGATTATGTCAACAGAGTTAATAAAAGTAGAAGAATTTTCATCTATTATGAAGACAGCTCCTGGTATGTTGCAACGCAATCAACAATCAGTAGAAGGAGCTAACAATGCAGGTCAAACACTTCTTGACACAATAGAGGCCAATGGAGGTATGAACGATGCTCTTGATGCACAAGTTGCATCCTATCTTAATAAGATCAAGGTGACAAAAGATAATATGGAGGCCAGACGTAAGCCATTAACCCAGCTGTTTGATCAGATGCGTAAAGTATTCACATCACTTGAAAGCGAAGTAGACACAAAGAATATGGCTACTATTCCCGGTAGGCTTGTTGACATGCGTAATAAGTACGCTGCACAGAAAATAGCTGAAGAGAAAAAGCGCCAAGCCGAGGCATTAAGAATGCAGAATTTTAATAATGAAAAAGCATCGTATAAGAGTTCCTTGGAATTGGCTTTGAGTCACCACTACAATGACTTCTTCAATAATAAAAGCGCTCTCATTTCACAGGTCTGGAGCAATATCAATTTCGCAAATTTTGCAGAAAAGGCAAAAATGATTCAAGAATGGCCTTTGATATATCCTCAGGAACATTTCAACATGTTCCGCGATACATTCTGCTCTATCTATCTGGACCCGGAAACCAAAGCAGCCATCAAGGCAGAAGTGATGAGAGGAAAGTATGATTCATTTGCCAAACAGTATAGATTCGACATGGAAGATTTAAGGCAGTCATACATCGATCGCCTGCCATCCCTTCAAAAAGAGCTAGAGGAAACCGAAAGAATCCGAAGAGTTAACGCAGAAGAAGCTAAACGCATCGAAGCTGAACGCAAGCAGAAAGAGCTGGAAGAGCAAACCAAACGCGATCTCGAAGCTAGGCAACAACAAGAGCGTGCCAAAGCAGAGGCAGAAGCATCCGCACAGGCAAGCCAAATGAATTCACTCTTTGACTCTGCAGCAGCTGCCACCATTGCGCCAACTCCTGTGAAAGCTAAAATCACAGAAAAGATACAAGTGCTACATCCGGCCGGCATCATTGAGATATACCAAATGTGGTGGATTAATGAAGGGCAAAACCTTCCTATTGATGAGCTTGAAAAGATTCATAAGAAGATGATAACCTTCTGCGAAAAGAAGGCAAATAAGGATGATGAGCGCATCAAATCACAGTACGTGCAATATATCGAGGACGTAAAAGCAAAGTAACATGAGCAATCCTGATACATACTTTCTCCGCAAAGAAGTGAGCAACTCAGACCTGACAGAATTAAAGAACTTCCTTTATCCTCGTACACAATACGGGGATAAGGAGAAGGCCTTTAAGTTCGGGACTCTTATTGATGCAATGATTACTGAGCAGGATCGTGTCAATTACTACAAATTAACCGTGGATGATGTCGTGTATACAAAGGAAGATTTTGAGTTAGCTACAGAGATGAAAAAAGCGCTCCGGATGGAAGCAAGAAAAGATCAGTTTCTGGCACAAGTACTTGAAAAATCAGACACTCAAAAGTTCATGATCAACAAGAATCAAGAGTTTGAGTACGGGAATTTTAAATACACTCTTGACACGCGTTGCAAATGGGATTGGTGGCTTGCACAATTCGGTTTTGGCGGAGATCTAAAGTCAACATTTGCCGAATCACAGAAGCAATTCAATGAAGCAATTGATTTCTTCGATTGGGATCGTTCACGCGCTTGGTACATGGATATCGCCGGAAGTAATCAAGATTTTATCTATGCTATCTCCAAGAAGAACCTAAAAATATTCAAAGCCTTCATCAAAAGAGGGGACCCGATATATTTGAAAGGAAAGGAGAAGTACGATGAACTAGCCTTCAAGTACTGGATGCTACTAACTTAATAATAGAAAAACAATGAACCTCAACATCACACCAAAAGACCGGATATTCTCCGAACTAACCGCCATAGACGGTTTCCTGAATATCACTATGAGCGAAAATCCAGAAGAAGCACTGCAAAGAGGCAATGATCTAACCGCCTATATCGCACGCACAGGTAAGCTACTTGCAGATGCCAAATACCATCTTAATGAGTCGAAGAACTCCGAAGTAATGGAAACATTAAGAGAAACCGCTAAAAATGCTAAAGCAACAGCTAAGGCCGTGAACGCTCTAGTTGATTCTATCTGTCGGGAAGAGCAATATCTGGTTGATTGGTGCGAAAGAGCAAATCGAGCTGCTACCCATCAGCTTTCATGGTGTGTAACTGTAATCAGCAAGGCCAAAGAAGAAATGAAAATGGCCGGATTTAATAACAACAACGTAAAACGAAATTTCAATGAATAAACGAGATTCCATCAAATGCATTTTCTGGTTTGTCATAGCGATCCTACTGATTGGTACCGGAAATGCGCAACCACTTAAAAGCGGTATTGCTGCCTTAGGGTGTCTAATAATAATCAGCCTTGCAATATACTCTATCGTCAAGGCAAAAGACGAAAACTTCTAATGAGATGGAGAAGTGGCGGAATTGGTAGACGCTAACGACAATACTAAGCCAGTCAAGCGGTTCGGAGGCTGCAAGCAACCCAAAGACCGAGGTTGCAATGCCCGAAGAAATATCCGATACTGGTTTGCAGGTTCGAATCCTGTCTTCTCCACAATATCAATTTTGATAGAATATAAAAGCAATAATCAGCATGGAAAATCCTAAAAATGTAATCGAAAAGGCTTCTTTGAGAGCCGATCGATGCGAGGTAACTTACAAAGAGAAGTATACCGAAGCAAACTACACAAATGAAGTAAGCAAGAAATGTGATCAAATCATTCATAGCGATTTGAAAGCAGCTTTTGCAGCTCTCGTTCCTTTCCTGGTAACAGTTACAGAACAGCCGGAAGCAAAATTATTTAATCGCTCAAATATCGACAGTGTTCCCACTGAAGACATTCAAAAGGAAATAGATAAATACGTTGTCACCGGTTACTCCCATGGAGGAAGTGATGAATCTGCAGGCGTGACAATCATTGGCCAAAAGATTCTCAAGTCCGGGCAAGTGCTCAATCTCATTGCTCCATTTACCAAATTTTCTTCTGATGATGCCGTAGATGGTTACTCTTATGGTTCAGAGCTTGATTTAGCTATTCAACGATGCGACTGGGAAGTATCCGAGTATTTATTCTCTGAAAAATACGGTGTCAAACAAGAGCAGTTAGATTTCGAATCCGATGCACCCGTTGACGCCAATATTGAGCCAAAGAAGAAAGGCAGGGGAAGAAATAAGAAGATGAACATAGAGGAAGCAAAGGTATTTGACGAAACGGCGTAATTAGTAACAAGTGGAGTGTCGACAAGGCACTCCATACAATAAACCAAAGGCGATGAATATTATTCTAAAAGACAACATGTTTGAGCTACAATTCAAGTACAGACCTATCATCGTTGATAGAATCAAACAGATAGAGGGTCGCAAATACGATGCAATCAGGAAGATATGGAAAGTTCCTGCATCCAAAAGAGTCGAGCTCGAACGTTTAGCATACCAAATAAGACAAATAGAACCGGTTACATGGGGAGGCGATCAATCAGCACATTCGCGTGAAGAAGAAAAAACGTATGATCTTCCCGTTCTCCGTCCTCTTGACCGTCCTCACGGTTTAAAAATAACTCCTTACCCTTATCAGCTAGAAGGAATACAGCGTGGGCTAGAATTTAAGCGATTCATGAACACGGACGAACCTGGTCTGGGCAAGACATTGCAGTCAATTGCAACGATTAACATAGCAAACGCTTTTCCTTGCTTGGTCATTTGCCCTTCATCTTTAAAAATCAATTGGGAGCGCGAATGGCACAAGTTTACCGACAAAAAAGCAATGGTATTATCTGATAAGGTACGCGATACATGGCCGTTCTTTTGGCAAACAGGTATGTACCAAGTATTCATTGTCAATTATGAATCACTGAAGAAATACTTTGTGCAGCGAATTAAGAAATCAGAGGGCTGGACCCTTCGCGATGTTGAGTTCAGACAATCAATCAGTCTTTTTAAATCAGTTATCATTGATGAAAGCCATCGCTGTAAATCATCCTCTACCCAACAAGCCAAGTTCTGCAAAGGTATTTGCAAGGGTAAAGAATACATCATTGAATTAACCGGAACACCCGTTGTAAACAAGCCAAAGGATTTAGTTCCTCAACTGTCTATACTTGATCGCATGGATGATTTCGGCGGTTATAAAAACTTCGTTGACCGTTTCTGTTCCGGACCAAACGAAGCAAGTAATCTCAAAGAACTCAATTACTTACTCTGGACTCATTGCATGTTTCGTCGTGAGAAATCGCTTGTATTGAAAGATCTTCCCGATAAAGTACGTCAGGTTCTCACATGCGAAATAACCAACCGGAAAGAATACAAAGATGCGGAAAGCGATCTTATAAGCTATCTACAGAAGTATAAGAATGCGGATGATGAGAAGATTGCGCGTGCAATGCGTGGAGAAGTGATGGTACGCATCAACATACTTCGTCAGGTTGCGGCCAGAGGAAAAGTAAAAGAAGTTATTGAGTTCGTCAAGGACTTCCGGGAGAATGGGCAAAAGATCATTCTTTTTTGCTCGCTTCATGAAGTTGTAGACCAGCTTAAGAAACATTTTCCTACGGCTGTATCAGTTACCGGAAGAGATTCATCAGAAGAAAAACAGGCTGCTGTAGACTCCTTTCAAAAGAACCCAAAAACAGACATTATAATCTGTTCGATCAAAGCTGCCGGAGTCGGGCTTACGCTTACATCATCTTCGAACGTGGCCTTTGTTGAGTTCCCATGGACGTATGCAGACTGTTGCCAATGCGAAGATCGTGCCCACCGTATCGGACAAAAGAATTCGGTTACAGTTTACTATTTCCTGGGAAAAGGAACAATAGATGGGAAAATATATCGGATCATCCAAACCAAGAAAAGCATTGCTAATGCGGTGACCGGTTCCACCGAAGCCATTGAGGAGAATATTGTAGATATGATTGCAAACATCTTTAATTCAAATGACAATGAAGAAGACGAAGAGGCTTTTTAAAGCGATTAATCAGACTCCACTTGAATCAATCGCTTATATAATATGTATAGCATTTATCGCTATAGCTTCCTACCTGATTTATTACGCAGCGAATCTTTTATTTTACTGCTCATGAAATACGTAATCACTCAGGTGAAATACTGTACTGAGGAAGGGGTTCTGATGGTTGAATGTGATTCTTATCGGGTCCTATACACTACAGACAACCTTTCTCATTTAAGAGGAAAGCTTCACGCTGCTTTTCCGTGTAGAAACATATATTTCATTTATTACGAAATACGATAAGACCCTAACGATAGAGCAATTAATTACTTATACAAAGATATGATGGAAACTATTAAACTTACAATAGAAATTATAATACTAGCTATTAATAATCTTGTCGAGAACTTAGTTGCTTTCCTATTTTCTTCTCTGTATTTACTTTCCTCTAACATCTCTTTGCGCTGTCTCTTGATTAGATCAAATTGCGCATGCATCAATGTATTGGCATTTTTTTCATCTACCGCTTTTCTATACTCCACCATATATCCTAATCCACCGTAGGATTTAAGCTCATCCGAATCATGAGAACTATTATAATTTACCATATTTATTAATTTTGCTTGCAAATATAGATGAAAGAAACCGAATAGATTTATTTAAGGGCAAAAGACATGAATAGCTAACCTAAAATCCTGTTCTTAAAAGTGAAAGCTATAACAAAAGCTACAAAAGCAGATAAAAAAGATATGAAAATATCGAAATAGATATCATTTTCATCATCAGATTCATTTAACTCCATCTGTAGCTGAAGTTCACTTATCTTATATTGTAATCTTATATCTGGACTTTTTCCGTTAGCATACTCATATTCTTGAAATTCTCTATAAGCTTTATTTAGTTCAGCTATTAAATACTGTCTTTTCTCTATTCTATTATAATAGTATGCTTTTGTGGAGAATATTATAAATAGAATAAAACACACAATGGAGATAATGTATTGAACTTTTTTCTTTTTTGACCCTAAGGCTCCACCTCTTCCACTATTATACTTTTTAAGAAATATAATAGACATTATTAGAAACACTATACTTGATATTACAAATGCTATCATTCTATACCATTTTAATTATACTCTTAATATATCAACTTATTAGGTGAAGATAACAAGCAAGCTTCCAATAGGCTATTCCAAGAAAAACAATTTTCAATACCCACAAAAGCCATGGCAATAAATTAGGCCATTCTGGCTCATTTACTACACATTCTTCAACATTCTTTTTATTACTTATATGTTTGCATTTATTGTACCAATAATAACCTGCCCAAATTAAGGACTGAGTTACATATTGAAAAATGTCAGAGCATAAAGAGAACACGAAAAAAAATAATGAATCCACTAATTCTGTGGGAATACTTGCAGTGCCTTTTTCTGGAATCCTAAATAACCAAATAATAGCAAGGCCAGCAAATATCAGTTGCCTATTTAAGCGACTGACATTCGTTGAATACCTTTCATAATCTTTTCTGATTTCTTCTAATTTCATTCATTTACTATCTTTACCAGGTCCAGTACCTGTCATTTTTACTTGTCGAGATTTCTTCACAACAGAAGTCCCACGTGAATCTCTTTTAAGAGTAGTAGATGATTGCACTTTAGGCTTCTTTTCATCAGACTGTTTTGTGCCGGATTGCTTTTTAGTTGGATTGTTTACCATAATATTAATTTATTAGATTATTATACAAAAGCAAAATAAATAATATTATTTGATATCTCATAGTTATTACATTATTTTTTTGTCTATAAAAAAATCGATCAGCATCATCGGAATTAATTCAATCCGAAATAGAATATAAGCCATCATAGCATCATGGATATCGAACACCATTTTATATTTTATGAGAAACCATTCTCATGAAATCCTATTCAACCGAAAAATGTATTACCTGTGGACGTGAAACCGTTTCTGTAGTCAAAACAGACGATGGATATATGTGCTATAACTGTTATGCGGAAAAACGAAATCCATCTAAAAAAAAGCGTGTAGTCAAGCATGAAGAAGCAGACATGCAAGCTGAGTTCTTCGATAAGGTTTTCAAAATCTTCCCCACCCTTCCCCGGAAACTTCTTTTTGCAGTACCCAATGGTGGCAGCCGGAACAAGATAGAAGCAGCCAATATGAAGCGCCAAGGCGTTACTTCCGGAGTAGCTGATGTTATTCTACTTATCCCTAAAAAGGGATATTGTTCGCTATGCTTAGAATTTAAGACTTCAATAGGCCGACAGTCTGATGAACAGAAAGAGTTTCAAAGGCAAGCGGAAGCTTGCCGGAGTAAGTATGTTATTGTTAGGTCTGTCATGCAAGGGGTTAATGCTGTGAAGGAGTATCTACTGTGAGACACATTTAACTTAGTACTTTCTTTTAAACATGTAAATCAGAATATTAGAATACAATATATTTTTATTGGGAACTAATGACTTCTAGGTATCCTAAAGCATATAATTCTCATTATTTATACCTTTTTGTTTTGCCCTGTTGAGACAAAAGATTCTTATTCAGGATTTCATACAATTCGATTTTTTTCTTCAACGCATCAACATCAGGCATTTCCTCATTTTTTAATATTTTCTCTTTATCAATTGCTGCAATTGGTATTTTAGGCAATCCTTGTCTTTGTAAATAAAAAGAATATTTTTCTGTTAAGTATGTTATATAAGGCATTAACAATTTTCCTTTTTTATAGGGTTTATAATCTTCATATTTTTCAACTTCAAGATCCTTAAACTTGAAACATATTATTTTACCATCATCAATAGGAAAAACATAACATTCCCCTATCTTTTCCAAAAATCCGTATTTTTCATCAAAAGGAATATTTTTTTTAACTACCTTACCCTTAAGTAAATAAATGGTATCAGTCATACCTTCTCTCCTTTCTATACAATCACATGCTGGACGTATATTTACATAATAATTGTTTCCTCTTTTATAAATATCGCCAAGAGAAGATAAACTATTTCCCAATATTGGAGGAGTGTATTTTATATATTTAGTAGCTTCTATAACCCTAGTAATACTTTCAGACAAATCATCACTATGTAATTCTTCTTCTAAAATTTCAGACTCTAAGGAAAGAGGCATTATTCTAGTTTCTATATTTTTTAATAACAAATACGATATTTCATAGTTAGGCTCAATATTATCATCTTTAAAAGTTCTCCATAAGATATTAGGCCATTGATGATGTATTGCACTGAATTCCCAAAATATTTCTTTTTGAGCTAATGCTATAGCTTTTCCCCACTCTTTTAAAACATAAATTGAAGGAGTTTCTTTCATCCATTTTTCAATCTCATCAAATAAAACATTTTCATTATCAGGCGTATTAATTAGCTCACCCTTGCTTTTTATAAAAATATTATTTCGTTTACTTGAATCTATTAGCTTTTCTTCAACCAAACGAGTCTTAATTATTTCGATATTTTCGTTACTAAATATAAAAATCGGAAGATATGATTCTTTATTTACTTCTTTAATAAATGTCACAATAGCGTCTTGATTGTAGCCAGCTGCTACTTCACCCAAAGAAACCCCCTCAAACTTATCAGCAGCTTCAATAGGATTAATATCCCAATCCAATAGAACAAAACTGAGATTTTTAAAATGCTTAATTTGCTCTATTATTGGCAGTTCTGAATATGCAAGTATTGGAATATTCTTTTGCTCTATAGATAGCTTAATTTTCATTATAACATCAGTGCTATTATTCTTTCCTAATTCATCATCTACGATGATACAAATCCCTGAAAAGAGTTCATCTATACTTGTCATGGCTCATTTGATTTAACGAAATTAATCACAAAATTTGCACCCTCAAGAACTTTATCTGCAGGAATGTCAGCTAATTCAATAGAATAACCCATTCGAGTCAGTAACTGTTTTGCAATGTATAGTCCTAAACCCCTACCGTCTTCTTTCCCTGAATAAAAAGCTTCAAAAATATATGGCTTATCATCTTTTCGAATGCCTGGTCCATTATCTGAGAATATAACCTGTTGAGTCTCACCATCTAGTGTAATACATATTTTTTTTACTGAAATATCTATAACAGATAACCAATAAACAGCATTGTCAAAAAGATTTATAAGCAGCTGTAACAAAATGGCATCTGTACATTTGGCAATCACAGGACTACCTTTTTTATTAATATCTAGCTCAATTTGTTCTTTTAGCAAAGTGCGTCTATAAATTGTAACTACTTTATCCAATATATCACTTACTCGAATAGATCTTCGTCTTTGCTTAGATGACTTAAAAAGTAATTGTATATCTTTCATTTGAGTATCAACAAAAGAAAATAGACCTCTTATTATTAAAAGTTTTTCTGATATTTCTCGCTCAGATATGACCTCTCCATTGATATCCATAATCAAACTATCAATAGCCTCTATACCCTTTCCTAACATCATCATAATATCATGAGAAGCTGTTTCCACGGAAAGGCCAACACCTGCTAAATCAGTAGTGGTTTCAAGTTGTTTTTTATAAAAATCTTGTTCTATCTTATATGACTTTACAACATCATTATATGCATGCAACGCCATGGGATTATTTCCAATACAATTTTTAAGAGATTCAAATTTAGAATCAACAATACGAAGTTTGCTGATCTTCTGCTGCTCTATTTGTTCTAGATTTTTTTTATATTGAGCATAATCATGTAATCGGATATAGCGTAAGAAAGTTAGTAAAAGAACAATAAAGTCTTTTGTTGCACTGCCATCCTCAATCAATCCTTCACGATTAGTTTTATCTTTTAATCTAGGATTATCTTTTTTCGTTATATCTACAAAACCAACTACCTGATCGTTACTTAAATAATCTCCAGAACGGGCAAGTCCTCTTTTTTTATCTGTACCCACCCAATCATCATCAGAGTCCCCATAGGGAGCTACGCGTATTTTATCTCTGTACAAATAGATTCTATGTTCTTTAATAAGCTCTTTATCTCTACTATCTAAATAGAAAATAGAATCTTTATCCGCCAAAAAATCAAAGATAAAAAAATTGAAACTAAAATCCCCACAAGAGCTATTTTTAATTACAGGATTATTAAATAAATCTTTTTCCAAGAAATAATCTTTAAAAACAGACAATCCTGTTATACAAGGATCCTTTAATGAGAGTTTGATTGGATTATTATTAAGACGAAATTCAAAACATTTCTCTTTTTCTTTATACTTTCCTTCTGTAATTTTAAAAACCGAGTTATGCTGCAACAAATTAGATAATTCTTCTATTGTTTTATCCGAAGCAGATACACGTTCATTATTTATTTCAAACCCAATTTCAAACTTTCCAACAGACTTCTTATCGAAAATTTTATCAAAAATAGATTGAAGTTTTTGAGACTCTTTACTAACCTCTTCTACCTTCTTCCTACTCCATTCGCCCTTTAAATTGGATATTTCAATTCGGGTACCACTATTGTTATCTGTAAATTTTTGGCTATTAATAGTTACAGTTTTATTTATTATTTGTATTGCGGACTGAGAATAAACATTAATAGAGATATCATCGATATAAAGCTCCTTTTCCTTACCGTCAATTGTAAGGAAATCATCGTCATAAGCCGATAGATCATAATCAATTACATATTCCTCTTTGTTGCCTCTCACACGAGTTGTTATAGCTATTTTGCGCCCTAATTTTAAAATAGCAAAACGCCCAATACCTTTTTCTCCTTGAATAACTCGAGATTTCAGTGGGGTCTTTCTTTCTTGCCCTATTTCAGCTTTTTTGTTCGGAGTTGCTGGATTCATCCAACTTTTTTCAATGGTATCTAGAGTCATCCCACTACCATTGTCTTCAATAATTATCTTCGAGCTATCTAAAATTTCCAGCCGCCCCTCCTTTTCTAAAAAATCAACAAAGCTAACTTTCACCCAATCAGCATCAGCATCATACGCATTTTTAATTAATTCCGCTAATGCTATTTGTTCATTTTTTATCAACTGCTCTCCCAACATCGTAAGCAAGCGAGCATAAGGTCGTATTTTCAAGGTCTTCTTAGGCATAACCGTCCTCCTTTTTCCCTATTACAATAAATTCTTCGGCATATACTTTTCTACTATTTGAATTAGAAGTAAATTTACCATTTTCGTCCCTATATGGAGAGAGTATTTTATTTGATATTTTTCTTCTAGTAACTTCAATTTTTACATACCCACAACTGATCATACTTTCAACAAGATGTTTGGCGTTGTCTATACGAATAGATTTATATTCTGTATCGCCAATAACAAAAAGTGCATATCCATTACGATTCAATAAATCAAACGTTTTCTGTATACATTTTTGCATATCAACATAGTATTTTGCTGCAGATCTAGCTTTGCCTTTATCTACACAATACAATTGAGAGACTACATTCACCCCTGTATTATTTAACAACTTGTAATCATTATCGAAATTAGAATTATTATATAGGCTGCCTATTGTACCTTCTCTAAATGATCTAAAATCATTAGTATAACCCAACCAAAGGGTTGATAATTGATGTAAATCAGCATACTCATAAGAAGTAACATAAGGAGGACTAGTCACAATCAAGTCAGCAAAAGGATAACTAATATTCTTTTCCAGAAAATTAATATTCTCAATATTTATATTTAATGATTTATCTACCTTATTTTCCAAATTCGCTTTTTTCATCAAAACATATTGCAAATAAAAAGCATTTAAAACATTTGCTGGTCTTTTATTCTTATCAAGAGTTGGCTTAATAGACTTAGTCAACCACATAGATGTCTGCTTGAGAATATTTGAAAATGCACAAAGAAAAAAATCTCTATATTCCGTCTGTTCCACAGAATAATAAATTGCAGATTTCAATTTCAATAAATCAATAATTTGTTCCTCTCTGAACCAGTATTTAATTCTCTGATTAACTCCTTGAACATCATCATTTACCACAGACAATTGATGGTATTTAGTTATGATTTTTTGATAATAATCATCTAAAATAAATTGTTCATAATTCCGACTTTTGGTCCGGGCGATCAATGTCGCCACAGGGTTTATATCGCAGCCCCAAAAGTCTTTTTGGTTTCGGCTAGCTTCGTAAGCAGTGGTTCCACAACCACAAAAGACATCTGCAATTACTCTTATATCCCCACCTCGTTCATTTACATATTGAAGTGCTTTAGTCGTAATAAACGACGGAAATTTCGCAGGATAAGCATGTATCCGATGCATCTTATTTTCTTTTTCGTCTCCTACATTCCAAAAATCGTCTATTGGAATCACGTCAAAGTCTATAAGACGTATATTATCATTCACCGTTACCGTCATATTTTTTTATTTATAGTACAAATATAAGCATATAAATTGAATTTAAACACATGACCTGTATTTAGTTTATAACACCTATCAAAAGTAAGAATGTATCCTAAAGTATCTAATAAAACTTTCGTCAACAAACTCTTATTGCATTTATTTAAGCAATTTCACACCCATCTCTAATATCCCGCAAAAGGTAATTTATTAAACTATATCATGTTCATCAATCCATTTTTTCTCAAAGCCATTCCTTGCTAATTTTTTTAGCAACCTGAATATGTACCCTATAACCATGCTGCTATAATTGAGCACAATCTCGGCACATCTCCCAACTTGCAAGATAAAAAGCTAGATGCAAAGATAAATAATCAATATTTCTGTCGTCAGTAACATTTTCCTTATCACTAAACGCCCGTAAATAGTGCTCCCGTGATCTATAACGATGGTTTGGCTCTTTTTCTAACTTAGTATATTCTTCTGCTGTATCTTTCATAAGTATTGGACATTTATCTACAAATAAATATAAAGATATTCACATACACAAATAATTTGTTTATTTTACATGTTTCCTACCTCAAAAAAAACGAATGGTGATCTTATTCTTCATATTTCTTATCAATTCCCACAATAAACTTAACCAACCTGTTTTTTTTATTTATCCAACACGCCAAAACAACTATAAACACACACACCCAAGCAATCCCTCCCGTCCAGAGAAACAGCTTTTGCCACCAATTCAACTTCTTTTCCACTTCTCTGGTTACAATAGAGTGTGTCATAGTTTTCTTCCCCACCGTCGTTTCTTTAATGGGCAAATAAACCGTATCACGTGCTGTTTCAAAGTTGGCTAACAGGTTGCCTAGACTATCCAACTTAAATTGCAATTTCACCCTTTTAGTGTGTTCCTCATCGAACCACCTAAGTACAACCTTGCCGTTTTCGTCACACTCCAAGAGCGCCCTTATCCTCGCTGTATCTTCCGGCAAAGGATAAGGTACTAACTTCTCAACAAAAACAGAGTCGTACTCCGTGACCGTCGTTACTGACGGCTTTGGAGTACGACATGATGAACAAACAATGCTCATTGCAAGCATGATTGTCACGAAAAGCAATATAACATAAACCCGGTCTCTCATACTATTTCTATTGAAATATTGTCTGCATGTTTAAGCATATCAACGAGGCGTTCCTCGTAGTAAGTAGAGTTAAGCACTTTGCCCACCTGTTTGTTCTCACCAACAAGAATACAACCGGCTGTATCGGCTGCCGTGTTGCCTCTATGTATCAGTACACCCTCATAGCCGGGAACGTTAACCAAGCGAGGCAATAACCGTTTAAACTTGGGAGATGTGTTAACAATCACCTTGTATGTTCCTTCAGGAATAGCCGTTTGATTAGGAATCTTTTTAGCCTTAATTTCATCTAGGCTCATACCTTTATCCAATCGGTCTGTATCCTCGAGAGTATCACAAAAATAGACTCCTTCAACAAACAGTTTTCCAATAGTATAACCGGGCTTGCGAGCTATACGTTTGAGCAGTAACTTCATCATTTAGATTCCTCCTTTCCTGAATTCATATAATCCACAATGGCTTTAGCGATCTCGGCCGGATCAGCTTTAGACTTCGCCAACTCACTGGCCAATATGCCCACTTGCTGATACTCAAACTTAACTTTATCCTCTGCCTTTTCAAATATGGATTTGATCTCGACAAGGCCTATACCAATTGCTCCGCATAAAGTAATTAGCGGAAATACAGGCCAATGGTAATCATAATAATTATCCAAGTACCAGATACCTCCCATCTGCAAAACGTCTACGACAGTCAACGCAATCAAGGCGTTATAGTACCTAGCTATTTTGTCGATCGTCTTCCTATACGCATAACTCGACTTAGCTTCACCTCTCTTTTCTGCTTTACGTACGCCCGACCATAGATCGGCACCAATTAACAACAACACCATCAGGTATATACCAAACAGCATCCACACTACAGTAACAATCTCATTCATTCCTTTCATCTTTTTTTAATTTAAAATATAATTTGATAAACAAACTTACCTATATCGAGACAGAAGAACGGCGTTGAGAAGTTGGAAAGCGGTCGCAATGCGTGCGAGTAAAAGAGAAGCAGAGGAAAAAAGCATTTATAAAATACAGAAATTAAAAATTAATATTTATACCTTCGCCGACATAACCACTTAAATGTCTACTCGTTATGAAAAAACTATTATTACTCACCTTATTTTGCCTTCCACTACTCAGTATGAGTACCGGAATAGAAAAAGCTGCTTCTGTGTATATCTGTACCGGACCAAAAGCAACCGTTTACCATGCAAGTAAGGAGTGCAGAGGGCTAAACCGCTGCAGTGGCGAAGTGAAAGAAACCAGCTTGGCCGATGCCAAAGAAATGGGAAGAAGAACCTGTAAGATTTGTTATTAGAATACTATTAACTCGCAGATATATGGATTCAACTATCAGAAGCTTGTTACAGCAAGTAAAGCTAATTACAAAATACTATTCACAACTTTCCACACAATCTGGAGAAGGGTTTAACGTTTTTAAAGTTATTAATATGACTCACAATGAAACTAGTGTCCATTCTCGTTTCATAGCTGAACTATTAAATCCTAAAGGTTCTCATGGACAAGGGAATGTTTTTCTAAAAATATTCACAGAGTTATTCTGTGAGAATCTCAACCTTGATTATTCTACAGCAACCACAAAAATTGAAAAATCAATAGGCCCAAAAGATTTAGAAACTGGCGGAAGACTCGATATAATTGTTTCTGATAAAAAAAATCATTGCATTG